AGGCGATCAACAACGAAAGTTTCTTGCCCTATGGCGTGGACATTGAAGAGACGTTTTACCCTGTTCTGAAAGTTGATTTTGGAAACGTGCGCAATACGCGCCCCTGTGAAGTTACCGAAATCGGCATCAAATCGCAAGTATGGGCGCAGTTCAATGGCATCACCAACTTCAACACAATACCGGCACCGTACTTTCTGGCTGAATACAACAGAAAAAACATTCAAGTGCGCGAAGGCAAGAACAATAGCTATGGCCGCCGTATTTGCTTTTTCGCTGTTGATGTCAGGCCAGCCAACAGCGAGCCGTTTCTGGGCTATAGCCGAAACAATGGCTTTGTGAACATCGGTGTGTTTGCGGTTTCTGGCAGCACGCCGCAAGACATTTTCAGCTTTGTCAGAATCAAGCATCCGGCATATGCGGCCTATGAGTATCGGCTGAGACCTTTTAACGCCGCAGTATTGACCCAGCAAGGCGACGGCAACGGCGACATCTTTATGCTGAATGGCTCTGTTACGAACTACGAAGAGCGCAGTGCCGAGACCTACATGGGCACGTTTACGATCGGCGGTCGCGGGCGTTATATCAAGCCACGGGATTATTACACACACCCGCAGATGGCGGCGATCCCTGAGCTAATTGATGATTTGGTCTACGGCGAATGGGTGCAAAATGGCCCGTTCAATGGCGTGCAGTTTATCAAGGTATTTAACCGCGAAACAAACGCGATTGCAGATCAGTTTCAAATCAGCAACGTGCTTTCGTACCAGCTAGATGCGCGCGGCGACGCTGACGCTGATCCGTACTTTGACAACCTACCCACTGGCTACAAAAAGATCTTTGAGCCTTGGGGATTCAGCGATGGCACGCGGTCATTCAATCTTAAATTGACCCTAGAGGCTTACGAGCAAGCCAAGGAAGGCACGGCGCGCAACAAGTGGTGGCGCATTATCAACACAGAAGTAAGCAGCTATACAGGCACCTGGAGCATTGGCGAGACTTTTATCAAAAACGCCGTAAACTTTTCCGGCGTGCGTTATGGTTTTGAATATCAAATTAACAGCAGAGCGGCGACATACGTTCAGTTCGATACGCCAAAATCTGTCACCAGAGTCTGGGAAACCTACAGCGGCATTGCAGAGCTTTCGCATTACGGCGATCTGATCCAGCGCAGTTGTGACAACGGCCCCGAGCATGAAGTGATCTACGTTAACGAAAGCACTTCCGAATCAGCGTTAGTCGAATATGACGGTTGCGCAATGGTTGGCATCAAGCTGCAGTCAAGCAACAACTTCACGAGCCTTGACCAGCTGCGCTGCTATATCAAAAACGGCCTTGACGTTGAGCGCCTCACCGATGGCGGCGTCGGTTCGAGCAATTTGTTTACTGACTTGGTTTGGTATCTTGCCACCAACATCAACACAGGTGCCGGCGGCATCATCAACTCAACACTGCTAGACCGCAACCAGCTGGCCGCCACTGGCAGCTATCTGCGTGCCAATGATCTCTATTTTGATGATGTGATCGCGGAACCGATCAATTTGCGCAGTTGGATGGCAGACAAGTCCCCCTCCATGCTCTGCTACATCGCAATCAAGAACGGCCTACTCAGCGTCAACCCAGCTTTGCCGACAGATGCCAGTAATGTGATCGCCAATGTGGCGCCGCCCATCAGCGCGATGTTCACTGATGGCAACATCATCGAAGGCAGTCTTAGTGTTGATTGGCTTGAGCTTGAGGAGCGCAAGCTGTTCCAAGCCGCAGTAATTTACCGGCGTTCGCCGATGAACCGCCTGCCACAGCAGGAGACTATTGTCGTGCGCTACGCAGAGGCCGGCGCCGACGCCCTGCCGATTGAGGAGTTCAATCTGCCGCATGTCACCAGCCGCTCGCACGCGATCAAAACAGCTAAATACTTCCTCGCCCTACGCAAGCACGTCACCCACACGATCAGCTTCCAGACGCTGCCGTATGGCCTGTCGCTGGCACCAGGGCAGTTCATCATGGTGGCCGTGGAACAGAGCCCCTACAGCCCGGCCAATAACGGCATCGTGGCCGAGGATGGCACTGTGGTCAGTGTCAGCGGAATTACCGATGGCAGCTATCCCGTGTACTTCTGGGATCGCACGCAGGCCACTATTGGCGATGGCACGCTGATCATCGCTGGCGGTAAGGCGCAAAACTTGCGCAACACCGTATTCTCAGTTAAGAACGCGCAGGTCACTAACCAGTCGTATCAGGTTGAAGCCATTGAGGTGAATGAGGATGGCATCGTTACGATTAAGGCCAGCAGCTTTCCGGTCGACAACCTAGGACGCAGTTTGATCGCTGCGGATGTGGTCAGTGGCTCTAACTTTGAAGTGATCGGAGAGTATGAAGTCTGATGGCCTTTCCCGTACTTAGCCCCAGTTCCCGTGATTTTACGGCCGGCGACTACCCGGTCAAAACTTTTACAGCGCAATCTGGCGCTGAAGTGCGAATTTTATATGGCAGTAAGCGCACAGGTATGACCATCAGCCTGGACTACGAAAACATTGCCGACACCGCTGCCGATGATTTCGTCGCGCACTTTGATGAGGTGCGCGGCACCTATGACACCTTTGCACTGCCAAGCGAAGTGCTTACTGGCTGGACTGGTGCCAGCACGGCACTGGATTCCAGCAACACCGGCATCAGATGGCGCTACGCACAAGCACCGGCAATTACAAATATTCGACCTGGCCGTAGTAGTGTTCGGGTCGAGCTGGTTGGTGTTCTCTAGACTGGGGCATGGCCAAAACATTTACCGGTCGCGATGGTCGCTTGCTTTTAGGCAGTGACACCCTTGTCAAGGTGACAAGCTGGACGTTGCAGGCCGATCTGGAAACCCTTGAGACCACCACGCTGGGTGATTCGCAAAGAAGTTACGTTCCCGGCGTTCAGGGCTTTAGCGGTAGTGCTTCGCTGTTGTACTATCTAGACGACGACGGCAGCAACGACGCTGGCACATTGCTACGTAAGTTAGTAAAAACCACGGGCGTAACAACTAGCGATACAGCAACCTTGACCCTCCGATTGGCAGGAAATACAAACAACCACGACGTAACTTTTACTGTTTATATCACCAGCGTGAGCATCGGCGCTTCCGTCGGTGAAGTAGTATCTGCGCAAATTAGCTTTACTGGCACTGGTGCGTTAAGTGCGGTGAGTCTGTAATGAGCGTCTACCTTGGCACCTACGGTCAAGTTGAGCTGCAGCGCACATCGGAGGAGGCTGAAAAGCTTTCAACTATTGATGCTGGCGACGTAAATGTAGCTCGCCGCCGATTCTCGTTTGATTTTGAGCAGGGATTTCTTGCAACTGGCGATCAGATTGAAATCACCAGCACCAATGGCGCCCTGTTGGAATTTGTCAGCGCTGCTGGCTGGGTTGCAAACGCAAAACAAAGCAGCGGCCACTGGTACATAAATGTTGACGAACTTGGCGGAATTCGTATTTACAACACATTCGACCAAGCCTTGCAGGGCCTGCAAAGCAACGCAATCGTTTTAGAAGCAATAGCTACATCAATTCCAATCAAGGTACGCATTGCCAACATTGTCCCACGTCTGCTAGCTCAATGCAGTTATTTTGAGCTGAACACTAACCGCGAAACAGTTGATACCACGGCGCTTGGGGAAGAGTTCAGATCCCAGTATTCAACTTTGATTAGCGGCAGCGGAAGTTTTCGCGCTTACTGGGATTACTTGCCCACTTATGCCAAATCCGCTGCCGCTGAAAACGCGCACTACTTACTACAATTAGCTATCCGCACAGAAGTAGGCTCAAAATTCGCCGCACGTTTATACCTACGTGTTGGCGGCCAGGACGGAACAAAATCCACGATTGACGATGAAATTTGGTATTCGATAGAGGGGGTAATTACGCAAGCTGGTGTTAGCTTTGCAGCCGATAGCGCTGTAGAAATTACGGCTGATTTTGTTACGACTGGGCGCATCCAGCTTCTTGCTAAGACGATCCCATCCAATAAAGTCTTACAAGAAAACACGGATGACATCCTGCTGGAACAGGACATCAATGCCCGGCTGCTACAAGAGGAAATTCAATAGGCTGGTTACACTAGGGCTAATAGTGACTCTCCGGCTTACGCACGATGGCCGACCTGCGGATTAGCGAACTAGCCGCATTAGCCGGCGCGAATTTAGCGGCTGGTGACCTGTTACCAGTCGTCGATGTCTCTGCGAGCGAGACCAAAAAGATCACGGTCACCGACTTGGTGGGCAATGCCACCACGCTGATCGCTGACGCGACCATTCCAGGGGCAAAGATCCTGTTCAGCTCCGGTCAAATTGCCGGCAGCGCCATTGCTACGGGCGGCATTGGTGCCACACAGCTGGCCGACGATGGCGTTACGGCCGCCAAGCTGGCCAATGAGTCCACGGTTGACTTGGTCACCACCCTGCCGGGCTCCGGCGCCTTCATCGGCCAGTTGGCGCTCGATACCGACGATCTGAAGGTCTACTGCTGGGACGGCTCAGCGTGGCAAAGCATCAAGGCTGCAGGGTCCGTCAACAGCGTGATCGCCAGCACGGCTGGCATCGTCAACATTACGGTGAGCACCTCAGGCGATGAGGTGACGATTGGCACATCGCTCGATAACACCGCAGCGGCTGCTCAGTTTTTGGCCGGCCCTACCGCAGCTGCTGGTGCCGTCAGCTATCGCACGATTGCAGCTGGCGATCTGCCGACCGCAACTACCGGTGCCAAGGGCGCTGTGCAGGTGAACGGTGCTGGCCTGACGCTGAGTGGTGACACGATTCAGATCGACAACACCGTCACAGCCAACGCTGCGGCGTATCACGTCGTTCAGTACACAGCCAAAGGTCTGGTCACTGCAGGCCGCGCCATTCAATCGGGCGATTTGCCTTTAGCTGGTGCCAGCAGCGTCGGCGGCGTGTACCCAGGCTCCGGCTTGAGCGTGGCGGTTGATGGCCAACTCAATCACACCAACACGGTTTCTGCTGGTACATATCCCAAGATCACGTTTGACGCGCAAGGACACGTCACCGCTGGTGCATCACTGGTGGCCGCTGACATTCCAGAGATCAGCACCGACAAGTTGACTAGCGGATTGCTGCCAACAGATCGCATTGCCAACGACGCGGTAACCGGAGCAAAACTTGCCAACAGCTCAACGGCGCAGTTTGGTGCTAACCAGCCGACCGCTGAATACACCGGCCAGCTGTACTTCAACTCGCTGACCCGCGATATCTACATCTGGGACGGCAACGTCTGGCAACCGATCGGCATCTCGGTCGGTGAGATCGTATTTGCCGGCACCTATGACGCCAGCACCAACCTTGTGGCCAGCGTGACCAGCGATGGCACGGCAGTTGGCTTGGTGGTTGGCCAAGCGCTGCCTGCTGCTGCAGCGGCGAATAACCGTTACTACCTCGTGGTGGCCGAAGCCGGCACAGGTACCGCCCCGGCGCCTACGGTCGCGCTGAGCCCGCCGGACATCATTCTTTCAAACGGCAATGCCTGGACTGAGATCGACGTATCTCAAACGGTCACAGCGCAGGTTGCTAGCAATGTGTCGGTAACGCCTGCTGGGGGCATTAGCAGCACCAACGTGCAGGCTGCTTTGGAAGAGCTGGACACTGAAAAGCTGCCTAAGGCAGGCGGTACGGTCACCGGCGAGCTGTTGATCGGCACTGCCGGCAGCTTGGCATTTGAAGGCAGCACCGCCAACGCTTTTGAGACGACGATCGGGGTGGTGGACCCCACCGCTGACAGAACGATCACACTGCCTGATGCGACTGGCACTGTGATTACTACCGGCGACACCGGCACGGTGACCA